AAAAAGTTCACGCATACTTACCAGGGATTATGGGGTCTGACCAGGCAGAACCAGCCGACCGCCGACCACGCTGAGTGCATGACCATGCAGTGAGGTGCCCATGTCCATCACCGCCGCAGCCGCAACCGGTGACCGCCAGGCGACGCTGATCGCCATGCGCGACAAGCTCGCCGCCGACATGGATGAAGCGCCCCCGGCAGTCGTGGCGCAGATCGCCGCTCGCCTGCAGTCGGTGCTGTCTGAGCTCGACGGCCTGGCCGTCCCGGGGGAGCGAGACCTTGCCGATGAACTCAAGCAGCGACGTCTTGACCGGATCGCAGCGACCAAGTCTGCTGCATCTGCCAAGCGAAAGACGCGGGAGCGCCGGGCCTGAGGCGGTCGACTTCGCTGCCAGCGCCGGGCTCGTGCTCGACGACTGGCAGGCGTGGGTGCTCGAGATGTCGCTGGCCGAGCAGGACGACGGCCTTCACTCGGCGTTCGAGGTCGGCGTCGAAGTCGGCCGGCAGAATGGCAAAGGGTCGATCATGGAGGCACGGCAACTTGCCGGGTTGTTCCTGCTCGGCGAGCAGCTGCAGGTGCACACGGCGCACGAGTTCCGCACCACGTTTGAGCACTTCCTGCGGATCACCCGCCTGATCGAGTCGGCGCCTGCGCTTGACAAGAAGGTCATGCGCATCCGGCGTGGCGCTGGTGAGCAGGCCGTCGAACTCAAGTCCGGCGAGCGGCTCCGGTTCATCGCCCGATCGAGTGGCGGTGGCCGAGGATTCAGCGGCGACACCGTCTACCTTGACGAAGCGTTCGCAGTGACCGAGCAGATGATGGGTGCTCTCATCCCGTCGCTGTCGGCCCGGCCGAACCCGCAATACTGGCTGCTGTCGTCGGCGCCGATGTCGTCGAGCAAGGTGCTGCACGCCATGCGCGCCAGGGCGGCCGCTGGCGGCAGCCCGAGGTTGTTCTATGCCGCCTGGTCGAACGAGCCAGGCACCGACCCTGACGACTGGGATGCGATCGCCCGTGCCAACCCGGCGCTCGGCGGACGCATCTCGCCCGAGTTCATCGAAGCCGAGCGGGCGGCGATGCCGCTGCCCGAGTTCCTCCGTGAGCGCCTCGGCATCCCCGACCCGCTCCCTGAGGATTCAGCGGCGAGGGAACCCAAACTCCCTGCCGACGCCTGGGCGTCGACGGTGGTCTACTCGCCGGTGCCGATCAACCCCGGCGAGATTGTGCTGTCGTTCGACGTGTCGCCGGGTGGCGAATGGTCGAGCATCGCCATCGCCGCCGGGTCGCTTGATGCGCCCTACGTCGAGGTGATCGAGCACCAGGCCGGTACCGGGTGGCTGCCTGGCCGGCTGGTCGAACTCGTCCAGCGGTGGCAGCCGATGTCGCTGGTGTGCGATTCAGGCGGCCCGGCCGGTTCGGTTGTCGGTGCCGTGGTGCACGCCCTGCGGCTCGCCGGTGTCTCGTCTGACCTGCTTCATCAGACCACGTTCGGCGAGATGAAGCAGGCGTGCGGAGCGTTCTACGCCGATGTCGTCGAGGGTCGCCTGCGGCGGCCACCGAACCAGGGACCGCTCGACAACGCTGCTGCTGACGCCGCTGAGCGTCGGCTGGGCGAGTCGTGGGCATGGGATCGCCGAAGTGCGACGGTGCCCATCTCGCCGCTGGTGGCGGTGACGTTGGCCCGCTCACTGCTTGGCGACAAGCCCCCAAAGCTGACGCACTCGGCGTCGGCGTTCGTGTCGCTCGACGACTACTAGCCCGAGGAGGTCGCGCATGTTCACTGCCATGCAACTCGTCGGTCTGGTCATGGTCGTCGTCGGTGCCTTCATCGGCGCTGGCCTACCTGGTGCCCTCGTCGGCGCTGGGATTCTGCTCACCTACTTCGGTCTGGCGGGTGAGCGCTGATGTTGTCGTCGATCTTCCGTCGCCCTGAGCAGCGCGCCCAGGCGACCACCTGGGGACTTTGGCCCGGCGAGATGACCCAGGTGGTCGGCGGCGTGTCGGTCACCGAGCAGACGTCGATGCAGTTGCTCACCGTCTACGGGTCGGTGCGCCTCATCTCCGACTCCATCGCCACGCTGCCGCTTGACGTGTATCGCCGCACCGGCGACGACGCCAAGGTTGAGGTCGCCAAGCCGAAGTGGTTGCAGCAGCCGACGACCAACCTCGACTTCACCGCATGGGTGTCGCAGGTACTGTCGTCGCTGCTCTTGCACGGCAACGCCTACGTCGTCGTGCAGCGCAACGAGGTCGGCGCCATCGTCGAACTGATTCCGCTCGACCCGTCAAAGGTGCGGGTGACTCGTGATCGTGGCCGCCTAGCCTACATGGTGAACGGCCAGCGCGTCGACGCCGAGATGCTCCACCTCAAGGGGCTGATGCTGCCGGGTTCCGACGTCGGCCTGTCGCCGGTCGAGTACGCCCGCCAGTCGATCGGGCTCGGCCTAGCCGCCGTCAAGTTCGGCACCGGCTACTTTGAGGGCGAGGGCAACATGCCCGGTGTCATCGAGATGCCTGGCAGTGCGCAGTCCGAGACGCTCAAGGCCATCGCCGACCAGTGGCGCCGTCGTCGCCGTGAGGGCGGCCGCGGCCTGCCCGGCGTGCTGCAAGAGGGCGCCGTGTGGAAGCCGACCGGCGTCACCAACGAGCAGGCACAGTTTTTGGCGACCCGCAAGTTCACGTCGGCCGAGATCGCCGGGCAGATGTTCATGATCGACCCGACCGAGCTCGGCATCGGCATCGAAGGTTCCTCGCTGACCTACGCCAACCTTGAGCAGCGAAACACCCGCTTCGTCCGGGTGACGTTGCTGCCGTGGATTGTGCGCCTGGAGAAGGCGCTGTCCGACCTGCTGGCGCAGCCTCGGTACGTCAAGTTCAACCTTGGCGCCCTGCTCCGTGGTGACCTGCAGACCCGTTACGCCGCCTACGCCGTCGGCATCGGCGCCGGGTTCTTGGAGCCGAACGAGGCGCGCGACTGGGAAGACCTGCCGCCGATGGAGGACGCGCCCGACGACTCCGAGGTGGCTCCGATGGAGGAGAACGCTGCGCTGATGATGGCCGAGATGCGAGCAGCGATGGCCGAGCAGTCGACCCGCACGTCCGACACGCACATCCACCTGCCGGATTCGCTGCAGGTGGAGATGCGTCAGGAGCCGATCATCATCCCGGCCCCGATCGTCAACATCCCACCGGCGCAGGTGACGGTCAACGTCGAGCCGACACCGGTCACGGTGAACGTCCCGCCGGCTGAGGTGACGGTCAACGTGCCGACGCAGACCCCGCCGATCGTCTACGTGCAGCCGCAGGATTCCGGCGACGAGTCCATCACGTTCACGCGTGACCCGTCGGGCCGCATCGTCGGCGCCAAGAAGGTGACGAACTGATGGCCGACAACGTCGGATACACCCCAGGGTCAGGCGCAACGGTCGCCGCCGACGAGATCGGTGGCGTGCTGCACCAGCGCGTCAAGCTCGGCATCGGTGACGACGGTGTTGCCGTCGACGTGTCTGAGGCCAACCCGATGCCGGTCACGCTCACGCAGGGCGAGGTCGTCGAGGCGCTCGAGGCGATGCGCATGGCGGTGCAGGCGCTCAGCCGTTCCATTGGCCAGTCGATGCCTGATGTGGCCGGTCGTCTACGTGTCGTGGTGGACGCCATCACTGGCTCTCTGACGTTGGCGACGATCACCACGGTCGGCACCGTCACCACGCTGACCACGTTGACGAACCAGACGCAGGTCGGCGGTAACCCGGCATTCGAGCAGATTCCGGCGCTGATGCGCCTCGGTGCAGACAGCCTCCGCAGAAACGTGAGCGTGACCTGATGGCAACGACTAACGGCAACCGCAAGATCCTCGACCTGAAGCGGTGGGAGTTCTGCACCCCTGCCCCCAACGCGACCGTGGCGGGCTCGTTCATCGCCTCGTCGCGCCACTACCGCCAGCAGCAGTTGTACGTGGCCAGCGCGACGGTGCAGTCCCTCTACAACCCGATGGAAGACGCATGGGTTTCCGTGCCCTCAGGCGCTCTCGCTGGCACGTTCGCTGTCGGTGCGTGCGGCACGGCAACGTCGGTCGGCCCGAGCGGCACGGCGACCGCTGGCACGACCTCGACGATCACGACGAACCTGACGCTCGCTCGTGACTTGCGTGGCTACAGCATCCACATCACCGGCGGCCCGAACGCTGGCGCGACACTGGCGATCTCGTCGAACACGGTCGGCGCCACCTCTGTCATCACCGTCCCAGTGCAGGCGTCGGCGTTCACGGCGTCAACCACGTTCCGACTGCTGACGCCGAGGTGGTACGTCCTGAACGCCATCACGGCGTCGGGCACCACCACGGCCGCCGTGTTCCGGTTCTACGACTTTGCCTTGAACACCTGGGCAAGCGCCGAGACTGGCGCTACTGACGGTGTCGCACCGGCGGCAGTGATCGGCACCGACTCCAAGTTGATCGCTACGCCGTCGTGGCAGGGCGAGGGATATGCAGCGTTTGCCACCGGCACCGCCACGGCGGGCGGTGCATCGACGCTGACGAACTCGGCGAAGACCTGGACCGTGAACCAGTGGACGAACTACCAGGTCCGCATCGTCAGCGGCACCGGCGCCGGGCAGATCCGCACCATCGCCTCCAACACCGCGACGGTGCTCACCACCTCGGCGGCATGGACGACGAACCCCGACGCCACCTCGGTCTACTCCATCGAGGGCAACGACGACTTCATCTACTACATGGGCTCGGCGGCGGTCACGTTGTACCGCTACTCCATCTCGGCAGGCACCTGGACAACGCTGTCGCCAACCGCTGCCCGTGCCGGTGCCCCGGCAGTCGGCATGTCAGGGCACTGGGTCTGGGAAGCCACCGACGCAGCGTGGACGAACGAGTCGGCCATCCTGAACGGGCGGTACATCTACTCGTTCCGTGGTGGCGCTAGTGCCGTGCTCGACCGCTACGACATCGCTGCGAACACATGGGCGAGCGCTCTGACGTACGCCCCGGCGGCCGAGGTGTTCGGCGCTGGATCAAAGTACGTGTATAGCAACAACGCCATCTACGTGCAGAAGGACGCGACGGGCCGATGGTTCCGGCACAACGTCGTGACCAGCGAGCAGGACGGCTGGTCGACGACGACGTACACGCAGGGTGCAGCCATCGCCGGCGACACGAGCTTCGACGTCCGCTACACCGACGGCGCCACCGAGATCGACTACGTCTACATGGTGCTGAACACCAGCACGGTCATGCTCCGGGCGATGGTGATCTGATGACCGTCGACGACCTGATCCGCCAGGCGCGTACGTGGGTCGCTCGTCAGACGGTGCTGCGTGCCGAAGCGGTGCGCCTCGGCGACTCGGCAGCGATTGCCGACGCCGACGCCGAGATCGCCACCACCGAGGACATCATCGCCACGCTCGAGGCGCTGTAGTCGAGAGGAGCGGCCGTGCTGCTCACGCTGCTGCAGTCACAGGGATCGACACCGCCCGAGCCGCCGCAGGACGATCCCGGCAGCGGCAGCAGGACGTTCGTCGGCCTGCCGGTCAAACCCCTCCGTCGCACCGTCGACGAAGAACTTGAGGCGATCCTCGCCTCGCTCCTACTGCTCACCTGAGGAGGTGCTCACATGATGATCGACGAACGCGGCACTGGCCGCCAGATCCGCCACTACGACCTGACCGACTTCGAGTTCCGCGAGGGCGGCGACAACGGCTACACCTTCGAGGGCGTGGCATCGGTCGTCGATGCGCCCTACACGGTGCACGACATGTTCGGCACGTTCACCGAGACGATCGCCGCCGGCGCCTTCACCAAGACGCTGCGTGACTCCAAGGCCGACGTGGCGCTGTTCATCAACCACGACCACAAGGGCATCCCGCTCGCAACCCGTTCGGCTGGCACGCTGCGCCTCGTGGCCGACCCGGACCTGCGTGTCTCGGCCGAGCTCGACCCGGCCCGCAGCGACGTGCAGAACCTGCGCAGCGCCGTGACCCGTGGCGAGATGCGCCAGATGTCGATCGGCTTCACCGTGCCCAAGGCGCGAGACAAGTGGAACGACGACATGACCGAGCGCACCATCAAGGAACTCCAGCTGTTCGAGGCGTCGGTCGTGTGGCAGGGCGCCAACCCGTACACGTCATCGTCGATGCGTTCGTTCGACGAGATGCTGGCATCGCTCACCGATGCCGAGATGACCGACGACGAGGTGCGTCGCGCGCTGGCCTTCTTCGAGGCCCGCCTGCCGCAGCCACCCGTCGACACCTTCGCCGACCGTGACCGGATGGACCGGGAACGGCTCGAGCGCAAGCGTCTGTTGCGCCCTGCGCTGACCTGACGCTGCACCTGCGACCCGCTCCCCACGCCGCACGCCGCCGCAAGGCACCTGCACCTGACGAGACCCGTCGCGACACCCAACCCCCTGTTGGACGGCCCACCCCGGGCACGTCGCACACTCTCCCTGGAAGGACACCACCACTATGGACATTCGTGCCCATGTCGAGAAGCTGAACGAGAAGCGCCTGCGGGCGTGGGACGCTCAGAAGGCTGAACTCGACAACACCGCAGGCCGTGAGCGCACGGCCGAAGAGCAGGCCCGCATCGAGCGGATGGACGCCGAGATCGACGAGCTCGACGCCGAGATCCGTGAGTACGTGATGCGCGAGCGTCGCGAGAGCGAGGCCGCCCAGTTGCGCGAGGCTCAGGCCCGCGTGTTCAGCAGCGACCCGGGCGTCGCCACCCCGCAGCAGGCCGTGAACGAGTTGCGCTCGTTCCTCGACGCCTGCATGCGTGGCGAGAAGGCCTCCTTCGAGGTCGACATCCGCTCGGCCGCCAAGGAGCGCGAGTTGCTCCGCCAGGGCGCCACGGCGTACGAGTTGCGTGATCTCGCATGGGACACCGGCTCGTCTGGTTCGCTCGTGCCGACCACGCTGGCCCGCACCCTGTACGAGTACATGGAGGCGTCGAACGGCATCTTCCGTGCGCCGACCACCAAGCTCAACACCACCTCGGGTGAGCCGCTCGACCTGCCCCGTGTGAGCGCTCACACGATCGGCACGCTCGTCGTCGCTCAGGGCACCGCCATCGGCGGCACCGATCCGACCTTCGCCCGCACCCGCCTCGACGCCTTCAAGTACGGCGCCCTGGTGGTCGTGGCATCCGAGGTCGTCACCGACGCCGGCATCGACATCGAGGGCTTCCTCGGCCGCAACATCGGCCGTGCGCTCGGCCGCGTCATCGCCACCGACCTCGTCGCTGGCTCGGGCTCGGGTCGCCCCAACGGCATCATGACCGCCATCGTCGGCTCGGGCACCATCGCCACCGGTGGCTCGCTCATCACGCCGACGGTGGAGAAGCTCATCGACCTGCAGTACAGCGTCAATGACGAATACCGGAGCTCGCCCGACGCCGCATGGCTGATGAACGACTCCACGGCTGGCACGCTGCGCAAGCTGCGCGACGGCGCAGGCGGCACCATCGGTGCGTTCCTGTGGCAGCCGTCGCTCACCAACGGCATCATCAACGGCCAGCCCGACCGTCTGCTCGACAAGCCGGTCTACACCGACCCGAACGTCGCCGCTGCCGGCTCGAACAACAAGACGGTCGCCTTCGGTGACATGTCGGCCTACTACGTCCGCACCGTGGGCAACCCGGTCATCGAGCGTGACGACAGCCGGTACTTCGACACCGACGAGATCGGCTTCCGTGGCAAGTGGCGAGTGGACGGCGACCTGCTCGACGCCGCCGCCGTGAACGTCATGAAGCAGAGCGTCTGACCTTCCAACGCCCCCAGCGTTGACGATCTCCCGGGCAGGAGAAGCGCCAGGTGCCGCGGCGCCTCGCTCTCCTGCCCGGGGGCCATACCCCATCCCCACCCCCTGCCCGGAGGAACCATGCCCATCCACCGCATCCCTCGCGCCACCATGCACGAGGACCTGCACGCCGTCGAACGAGACGGCGAGCAGGTCGTGTCCGTCGCCGCTGACGGTCCCGAGTTCGTGCTCGTCGGCACCATCACCGTCGGCCAGCGCATCGAGTACCGCACGCACGCTGCCCGGGTGGGTGCCGCATGAAGTTCTTGATCCACGCCAACTCGCCCGACTCGCCCACCGGCTACGGCGTGCAGTGCCGACACCTCGTCACCCGTCTCAAGCGAGACGGCCACGACGTCGCCGTCGCCTGCACCTACGGCCACCAGATCGGCGTCAAGCAGTGGCCGACGCCCTACGGCCCGGTCACGCTCTACCCGTCCGGTCGGCTGGAGAACTCGATCGACATCCTGCGCGGCCACGCCGAGCACTTCTTTGAGGGTGACCTGTCGTCGGGCTGGGTCATCCCGCTCACCGACGTCTGGGTGCTCGGCCGAGTTCCGATGGACGACCTGAAGGTGCTCGCCTGGACGCCCGTCGACCACTTCCCCGCACCGCCGGCCGTGGTCAAGTTCTTCCACCGCTCGGGCGCCATCCCGGTGGCGATGTCACGGTTCGGTGAGCAGCAGCTCATCGAGGCCGGGCTCGACCCGCTGTACGTCCCGCTGGCCGTCGACACCACCGACTACAAGCCGACGACGCACCTCGAAATCAACGGCGAGACGCAGGACGCCCGCACGGTGTTCGGCATCCCGCAGAACGCTTTCGCCGTGCTGATGGTCGCCATGAACAAAGACCCGAAAGACCGCAAGGGCTTCAATGAAGCCTTCCGTGCCTTCGGTGCGTTCTGGAAGGATCACCAAGACGCCGTGCTCGTCGTCCACTCCGACCGGTTCGGCATGGACGGCAGCGGCATCGACCTGATCGAGCTCGCCAAGCACGCAGCCATCCCGGTGCACGCGTTGATCTTCACCGACGCCTACGCCCACCGCATCGGCTTCTCGCCGAAGATGATGGCGGCGCTCTACAGCAGCTGCGACGTCCTGCTCGCTCCGAGCCGGGGCGAGGGGTTCTGCGTGCCGATGATCGAGGCGCAGGCGTGCGGCACGCCCGTCATCGCCTCGGAGTTCTCGGCGCAGAGCGAACTGGTCGGCTACGGCTGGTCTGTCACCGGGCAGTTGGAATGGGACGCACCGCAGTCGGCGAGCTACCTGTGCGCCTCGACCATCGACGTGTACCACAAGCTCTGCCAGGCGTACAAGGCTGACCTGGCGCAGATCGCCGAACTCAGCATCGGCTTCGCTGCCAAGTACGACGTCGAGAAGGTTTGGTCGTCGTACTGGCAGCCGCTGCTCGCCAACCTCGAGCCGCAGCCACCGGCCGCTGACAAGCCGCCGATGGAGCGGTGCGACGTGATCGTGCCGCTGATGCGTGAGGCGAATCGCAAGCGATTCGAGTCGTCGCTGTGGGCAACGGCACCGGCGACGGTGCGTCTCGTCGTCGGCGAGGAAGGCAAGACGTACGCGCAGAACGTCAACGAGCAGTACGCCAAGGGCGACGCCGACTGGGTGCTCGTCGTCGGCGACGATTGCGAGTTCACACCTGGATGGTTCGAGGCCGCACAATCACTCACCGACCGCTTCGACGTGGTCGGCACCAACGACTCCGAGGTTGGCCGGGTCCGCAACCCGGCGGTCGCCAACGGATCGCACGCCGATCACTTCCTAATCCGGCGCAGCTACATCGACGACGAGGGCTCCACCCTTGACGGCCCCGGCGTGGTCATCTCCGAGGCGTACCGCCACTGGTACTCCGACAAGGAAGTCATTGAGCTCGCCAAGGCGCGAGGCGTCTACGGCCACGCTCACGACTGCCGGGTGATTCACCACCACCCCGGCTACGACGGCAACGAGTCCGCACGCGAGGCCGACCCGATCTACATGGCGGCAGTCGACGCCAGCGAGGCCGACCGCAAGACGTGGATGAGCCGAGTGCCGATCATCGCTGGCTACAAGGCGGGCCGCAAGTGACCCGCCCGAAGGTCATCGACGCCTTCCCGTTCAACAACGAGCACGACATCCTCGAATGCCGCCTGGTCGAGCTGTACGACTCGGTCGACGCCTTCGTGCTCGTCGAAGCCACACGGGACCACCAGGATCACGCCAAGCCGCTGTGGTACGCCGAGCACGCCGAACGGTTCGCCCCCTGGGCAGACAAGATCGTCCACGTCGTCGTCGACGAGGGCGAGATGCCGAGCAAGGCGCAGGACAACGACCCCTGGGCACGTGAGCACGCACAGCGCGAGTTCATCGGCCGAGGGCTGGCACAACTCGACCTGAGCGATCACGACGTCATCCTGCAGTCCGACGTCGACGAGATCCCGAGGGCGCTGCATGCTCGCAACTGTCGCCCGCAGGGGTTCTGGTCGTTCGGTCAGCGAGGGCACTTCTGGGCCGTTGACTGGCTGTACCCGCACCCGTGGTACGGCACCGTCGCCGCCACGGTCGGCCACCTCGCCAAGTTCCCCGAGGCGCGCCGATTCTCCTACATGCGTGACGTGCGCATGACGGCACTGTGCCCGCCACACCTGCAGGACGCCGGCTGGCACCTGTCTTGGCTCGGCGGGCCGGAAGCTGCAGTCCGCAAGGTCGGCAGTTTCTGTCATCCCGAGGTCGAGGATCAGATCAGAGACGGCCTCGAACGGGACACCTTCTACCGTGACGGCATCCACGTCGACGGCACGAAGATGACGCCGGTCGACGTCGACGACACCTGGCCAAGATGGATCGTGGAGGGCCACGCCCCGGCGTCGTGGTATCGGCCCCGATGAGGGTCGACCCGTTCGGCGAGGAATGGTTCAGCGAGGCGTCGCAGCGGGCGGTCGCCGACCTGGCGCGCAGCGTCGCCGACGTTCCCGGCTTGATGGTCGAGGTCGGATCGTGGACTGGTCGCTCGACGTGCGCACTGGCCAAAGCGATCAACCCTCGCCCGCTCCACGCCGTCGATACCTGGGCCGGTTCGCCCGGCGAGATCAGCAGCACCCTCGCCGCCGAGCGTGACGTGTTCGCCCAGTGGCAACGCAACGTCGACGAGTTCACTGACGGCAATGTGATCGCTCACCGGGTGGGCTGGCGAGAGTTCTTCGCTGACAAGACTTCGCCGCTGGCGTTCGTGTTCATCGACGCCGAACACACCGAAGTCGAGGTGGCCGACAACATCGCCGCCGTGCTGCCCTGGCTTGCCGAGGGCGGGATCATTTGCGGTGACGACGTCATGCACCCGCCGGTCCGTCAGGGCATCGCCCGGCACCTTCGCCCGGTCGATGTCCAGGTGGAGATCGGCACGTCTGTCTGGTGGTGGAAGCGATGAACCTGCTTGACCTGCAGTACGCCGAGGCGTGCAAGACGCCATCGGACATCTACCTGCACCTTCCTCGGATGGTGCAACTTGTCGAACAACTCGACGCCCAGCATGTGCTTGAGCTCGGTTCCCGGTCGGGCGTGTCGACGATCGCCTGGCTGCACGCATTGCAGCGCACCGGTGGTCGGCTCACGTCGGTCGACCTAGACGCAGCACCGGCCATCGGTGCGCACGACAACTGGACCCACATCCAGGGCGACGACACCGACCCAGCACTGGTGGCGGCGCTCGACCCGGCCGACATCGTGTTCATCGACACAAGTCACCTGTACGACCACACGGTGCAGGAGTTGGCGATCTACCGCTGGCTGGTGCGTCCCGGTGGCGTGATCTGTCTGCACGACACCGAGCTGCCGACGCCCGAAGGCGCACCGCCCCGGCCGCTGTACCCGGTGAAGAAGGCGGTCACCGAGTTCATCGCCGAAACCGGTTGGCAGTGGCACAACTTCCCTGACTGCTGGGGGTTCGCCGTGATCCGAGTTCCTGAGGAGTGACATGGCCATCACCAACGGGTACTGCACCCTCGCCGAACTGAAGCCAGAGCTGCGCATCCCGGTGCTGCTGGACACCGAGGACGACACTCGGCTCGAGGTGGCCATCGCTGCAGCGTCCCGCCAGATCGACGCCCACTGCGGCCGATTCTTCTGGCGCGAAGCGGGCACGCACACTCGCGAGTTCTACGCCAACGACCACCGACGCTGCGAGGTCAACGACATCTCCACCGTGACCGGGCTGGTCGTCCAGGTCGACGACGATGACGACGGCGTGTTCGAGACGACGCTGACCATCTCGACCGACTTCATCCTGCGGCCGCTCAACGCCGCCGACCATGTGCCGGTATTGCCGTACGACGAGATCGTGTTGGTCGATGCGATCAACGGCAACTTCCCGATGTCGCAGTCGGGCCGACCTGGCGTGCGCGTCACGGCTCGGTTCGGCTGGCCAGCGATCCCCGACGACGTGAAGAAGGCGTGCCTGGTGCAGTCGGCCATGTTGTTCAAGTCGGCGGACGCTGTGTTCGGTGTGACCGAGTTCGCCAACGCCGGCGCCGCACTGCGGGTCGGTCGCACGATCAACCCGATCGCAGCGGCGCTGCTCGAGCCGTACTGCAAGCCGAGGGTCGGCTGATGCCGACGGTGCAAGAGGTGCGCTCGGCGCTCGCCGACGCCATCGCCGTCACCGGGCTCCGCTCGGCGCCGATGTGGCAGGACACATTCACCGCCCCGATCGCCATCATCACCCGTCGGGAGTTCGACCCTCGGCTGGTGTTCACGTCGAACAGGGCCGCCTTCCAGTTCACCGTCACGATCTACGCCGACCGCACCAACGAGCGCACGGCGCAGATACTGCTCGACGACTATTGCGAACTGAGCGGCGCCGAGTCGGTCGTGGCAGCGATCCAAGACGACGACAACTGGTCGAGCGTCGACATCGACTACGTGCAGGTCATCCGCATCGGCGAAGTCACGGCGTCGTCGCAGGGTGAGTCGAACTACCTAGCCGTGCCGATCGACGTGGAGGTCGTGTTCTAATGGCGTTCAAGACCGCTCAAGCCAGCAGGGTCGCCGTCGGGCTGCTCAACGCTTCCGGCTACACCAAGGGCTATTCGCTGACAGCGCAGACCGCTGCGCTCGATACGACGGTGCTCACCGACACCGCCAAGACGTTCATCGTCGGACAGGACGAGTCGTCCGGGTCGCTCGACATGCTGTTCGACACCGTCGGCACCACGGCGCTGCAGTACCAGGCTCTGACGGCGCAGAAGGCAACCGGGCCGTACCCGCTGACCTTGTGCCCCGATGGTTTCGCTGTCGGCGAAGTGGCCGTGATGGTGAACGCTCACCTCGGCAACTTCACCGGCGCATCGTCGGTGTCGGATCTGGTGACGTGCTCGGCGGCGTTCCAGTCGACCGGCAACTTCGATGTCGGCCTGGTGGTCGAGAACTTCACCGCCATCACCGTCGACACCAGCGGCACCGCACGCGACCAGACCGCCGCCACAGCCAACGGCGGCGTAGCGCACATCCACGTCACGGCGTTCTCCGGCCTGACCAACAACGCCTGCCGCATCGAGCACAGCGTCGACGGTTCGACCAGCTGGGCCACGTTGGTCACCTTCGCTACCTACACCGGCGTCACCTCGGAACGTGTCGAGGTCGCCGCTGGCACAACGGTCCGTCGATACCTCCGGGTGGTCGACGACGTGACGGGCACCGGCTCGACCACTCGGTTCGTGTCGTTCGCTCGCCGCTAATCACACCACCCCCATCACCAAGGAGTCCCGATCATGGCTTTCCGTGCAGGTACCACCACCTTCATCGCACTCGACGGCGTCAACGGCGCCGGCACCAACGTCTCACGTTTCGCTGACTCGTTCGACTGGCCGCAGTCGGTCGAGACGCAGGAAGTCAGCGCCTTCGGCACCGCCGCCAAGGCGTTCATCAACGGCCTGACCGACGGCGACACCGTCTCGATCAGCGGCCCCTACGACGCGCCGATGTTTTCGCTGCTGGCCGGCGTGAAGGCGGCGCAGTCGGCGGGCTCGTCGACCATGACGATCCTCTGGGGCCCGGGCGGGTCGGTGTCGGGCGAGGCCCGTGTGACCGCTGAGGCGTGGGTGACGAGCGTGTCGCTGTCGTCGTCGGTCGGCGGCCGTGTCGAGTTGTCGGCATCGCTGCAGGTGACCGGCGCCGTCACCAACAACACCTGGTAATGGCCGACACGCTCGACTCGTTCGGGCGCAAGGTCGACGGGTTCATCGGAGAGATCGAAGCCGAGAAACTGCGCGCCATCGCCACCAAGGTCGGTGTCAAGGCCAAGCAGCTCGCCACCGAGGCGGCGTCTGCTGACCTCGGTGGCGACCCGGCGTTCAGCGGGTGGCGACCGGCGACGAACCACCTGGCTACCCGCTTTGACCACGTCCGGCCGGGCGTCATCTCGTTCCACCCGACCGCACGGTCGGCGGGGCCGTGGACGGTCGCCGAGTTCGGCCGCAACCAGGCCGCCGGGCCCCGCATGATCGGGCCACGCCTGACCAAAACGGGCAAGGTCTCCAAGGCCCGCCAGCGTCGCTACAACGGCCGTACCGAGGGCAAGGGCACGGCCAGCGATGCGCTGGCCAAGATCGAGCCGATGGTGCCGGACGTGGTCGACGCCGAGGTGACAAAGGCCATCCGCAAGTTCTTCTCCTGAGGCGGTGACCGTGGCGAACAAGATCAGCGTCATCATCGACGTCGCCGTCGACAAGGGCGTCACGTCACTCAAGAAGTTCCGCTCGGCGATCGGCGAGGCCGAGACGGCGAGCGGCAAGATGCGTGCCGGGTTCGACGTTGCCAAAGAGTCGATCGTTGCCAACGCTGCGAACATCGCAATGGCCGCCGGCGGTGCGCTGATCGCCTTCGGCGTCAAGGCAGTGCAGGCGTTCCAGGACACGGCGCTCGCCGCCGGTGCGTTCAGTGACGCCACCGGCCTGGCCGTCGATGAGGCCAGCCGATTCATCGAGGTCGCTGGCGATATCGGCATCGAAGCCGGGACCGTCGAATCGGCGCTCGGCAAGATGAACAAGACGCTGGGCGGCTCGCCGGAACTGTTTGCCAAACTCGGCGTCGAGATCGCCAAGACGGGCACCGGCGCCACCGACGTCAACGGGACGTTTCTCAACGTCGTCGACCGACTAAACGCAATCAAGGATCCGGCCGAGCGGGCGCGTGTTGCGTCGCAGTTGCTCGGCAAGGGCTGGCAGGGCATGGCCGAACTGATCGGCCAGGGGTCGACTGCGCTGAAGGCGTCGCTCGCTGGTGTCGCCGACGCCCAGGTGATCGACCCCGACGAACTGAAGAAGGCTCGCGAGTTCCGCGAGCGCATGGACGACCTGAACGACCGACTGCAGGCCGTCAAGATGACCGTCGGCGAGTCTCTCGTTCCGGCGCTGTCTGATGCTGCCGAGACCATCGGCACGGTGACCGACGCGCTCCAAGCGGCCAGCAGCGCCGCCGAGGATCTGACCGGCACCGATCTGGCCGGGTGGGCCAAAAAGCTCACCAGCCCCGTCGATGTCGCCACCTCAGCGATGGACTCGTTCACCGATGCGATCGGGTCCAACGTCTCCGCCACGGATGGAATCAGCTACGCCTGGGACTACTTCACCGGCAACCTCGAGGATGGCACCACCACCATCGAGCACGGCACCGAAGCCGCCGCCGAGATGGCACGGATCTACGGCGAGCGGGTCAGCCCAGCCGTCGACAAGGCGACTACCTTCGTCGAGGACCTTGAGGAGTCCACCGCTGCGCTCGACGACACCTACAGCGCCTTCCTCGGCAAGCTCAATCAGCAGGACGCATGGACCAACTTCTTTGAGAAGATGTACATGTACCACTCGGAAACGGGCCGGTCGGAGCAGGAGACTCGCGACTACGTCCGTGCAATCGCCGAGATGGTGATGGCGCTCGAGGGCGTGCCGCCCGAGACGAAGGCGCAGCTGATCGCCACGCTCGACGCCGGGAACATTGCTGCCGTCGAAAGCCGCTTGAACCAGATTGCCCGCAATCGCATCGTGTCGATCAGCGGCCAGGTGGTCGGCTCCGGTCTGCGCAACGAGTTGGAAGGGCGCGCCGCCGGCGGCCCGGTCACTGCTGGTACGCCGTACCTCGTCGGCGAGCGTGGCCCCGAGATCGTGGTGCCCGGCCGATCGGGCACCGTCATCCCGAACAACCGGATCGGTGTCGGCGG